AAGAGTGCTCCTTCGTGTATTTATTATAGATTATATGACCTTAAAAAATCTGTCCAGTTAATTGTAACCTATCCACAGTCCGTCCATTCCTACCATGGTGGGGAACGAAGCCAAGGTATATGGCATCGTGAAGCCGAACATAGAAAAGAACCTGCAGAAGAACATCCAGAAGCAGATCGACAAAATACTGGGAGGCAAGTAAATGACGGCGCAGATTTTACAGGAAGAACTTGTAAAGGAAATAGGGGGTATTTTTAAGGATGACCTCTTCAAGGATTCCGCAGGGGAGTACATCAAGATGAATGTCTATGAGCAGAACCTCCCCATCAGACAGGACGAAGATGCACCGGACCCGATTCCGTATGTGATTGTCCGAGTGGAAACAGGGCAAGCCAAGGGCGGTGTAGAACCGCAGGAAGTGTTCGTCACACTGCTGATCGGATATTTTGACGATGACGCAGGAAACAACGGACACAAGGGTGTCCTTGGAATCATCCAGAAGATACAGGAACGGTTCATGAAAGAACCAATGCTCGCAAAGCAATTCTATTTTATGAATGATGAGCAGCACCCATTCGACTGGGCACTGCAGGACGAAGAATCATTCCCTTACTTCTTCGGAGCAGCGAGCATGACATTTGCAACAGCAGCAATAAGGAAGGAGGATAGATTTGCATGAGCGAAGCAAAGACAAAAGCAGTGCAGGCGGAAGCCAAGCAGGAAGCAAAGACGGTAGCCAAGACACAGGAAACGATGGTGTATGCAGGCCCGACAATTCTGGGAGTGGCAACACACAATCAGTTCTTCAACAACGGACTGCCGGACGGATTGAAAACCGCAATGGAGAAAGAACCTGCGATTTACAATCTGGTCGTTCCGATCAGCAATCTGGCGGCCGTGAACGCAGACATCGCATCACAGAGCGGTGCCGCTTATGTATTTTATAAAAAAGCAGCCGAGTATAAGGCTTAAGGAAGGAGAGAAAAGCAATGGCTTACAATCATGGAGTAAGGGTAAAAGAGCAGGCAACGAGCCTGGTCGCACCCGTTACAGGAACAGCCGGACTGCAGGTAATCATCGGAACAGCACCTGTGAACCTCGCAGCCGACCCGTACAAGGCAACCAATGTACCGATGATCGCCTACAGTTTCAGTGAAGCCGTGGAGCAGGCTGGATACAGTGACGATTTCAAGAATTACACGCTCTGCCAGAGCATGGACGCTTGCTTCCGTGTTCTCAATGTCGCACCGATTATCTTAATCAATGTGCTCGACCCGAAGAAACACAAGAAAGCAAACGAGGAACAGACCGTGAATGTGGAGAAGATGCAGGCAACAGTAAAGGTTGCAGGCATCCTCGCAGATACCGTAGAGGTAAAGGCAAACGAAGCCACACTCACAGCCGGAACGGACTACATCACGACATTCGATGATGACGGATACCTTGTGATCACATTAACCGCAGGAGGCAAGGGTGCATCAGCCAAGACCCTCACAGTTAATAGCACAAGCATCGACCCGACTGCCGTAACAGAGAACGACATCATCGGTGGATACAATGCAAGCACCGGAGCAGAGACTGGTATGGAGTTAATCCGCCACATCTATCCGAAATTCAGCATGACACCGGGTCTGCTCTTAGCACCGGGATGGACGCAGAAGCCGAATGTAGGTATCGCCCTTGCAGCAAAGTGCGAGGAAATCAACGGAGTATTCACTTGCGAATGCATCCTCGATATCGACACTACGGAAGCAACCAAGTACACAGACTGCAATGACTGGGAGAATAAGAACGGATACACCAACAAGCACGCAGCACTTCTCTGGCCGCAGGTAAAGGTCGGAACGAAGCAGTATGCATATTCCGCTATCTTTGGAGCATTGACAGCGTACACAGACGCAAGCAACGATGATGTGCCGAACCTCTCCCCTTCCAATAAGCTGATTGGAATTACTGGTCTCTGCCTGGAAGATGGAACAGAGGTGGTTCTGGATGAATTACAGGCAAACCTCTTAAACGGACAGGGTATCATTACCGCAATCAATGATTCCGGATGGAAGTCATGGGGCAACAACACAGCGTGCTATCCGGCGAATACAGACCCGAAAGACAGATGGTTCTGCTGCCGTAGATTTTTCTCATGGTGGGGCAACAGCTTCATCTTGACCTACAAACAGAAAGTAGATGACAATGGAAATTATCGCTTGATTGAGTCTGTTGTGGACAGTGAAAACATCAGAGGAAACTCATACGTGCCGAGTAAATGTGCAGGGGCAAGAATTGAATTTAGTGAGGACGAAAATCCGGTAACGGACATCCTTAACGGCAAGATCCAGTTCCATCAGTACCTCGCACCATATGTACCCGCAGAGGACATCCTCAATATTTTGGAATTTGACCCGACCATGCTGTCGGCAGCATTAAGCGGAGGTGAATAATAATGAACGCATTAGGTATTCCGGGAGTTATCAATAACTTCAACCTTTATAACGATGGAACAGTACTTGTAGGTCTGACAGGGGAAATCTCCCTGCCGGACTTCGAGGGAATGACCGAGACACTGAGCGGTCCCGGTATCCTTGGAGAAATCGAGGAAGTAATCATCGGACAGTTCGGAAGCATGGAGTTGGAGATTCCGTTCCGAATTCTCGATGAGGACGCATTCAAGCTGATGTCCCCTGCAACCTCGCTGAATCTGACACTCAGAGCCAGTGAGCAGTTTACAGTCAAGAGCACAGGCGGCATTGACTACAAGGGCATGAGAGTAGTTGTCCGTGGACGGATGAAGAAACTTACAAGCGGCACCGTGAAGCAGGGCGGGGCGATGGACGCAGCAGTGACGGTAGAAGTTGTTTATATCATGATTGAACTTGACGGCAAGCAGAGAGTCGAACTTGATAAGCTTAACAATGTCTACAAGGTCAACGGTGTGGACTTACTGGCAAAAATCAGAAAGCAGTGTTAATTAAGGAGGACGAGCAAGATGGAAAAAGAAGCAAAGAAAACAGAGGTAGCAGTAGAGGTATTGGACAAAGACGGAGAAGTGATCGAGAACGAGTATACGGTAGTTTTTAATAAGCCGTACACATTCGAGGGCGAAACCTATGACAAAATCGATCTAAGCGGACTGGACAATCTGACAGCAGCGGACATGATCGCAGCAAATAAGATTCTGGACAGAACCGGATCATTCACATTCCTTCCGGAAATGTCCTTGGAGTATGCGTGCATCATCGCTGCCAAGGCAACCAAACTTCCGGTGGAATTTTTCAAGGGATTACACCCGAAGGAAGCAGTCAAGGTCAAGAACCGTGTGACAGCTTTTTTCTACGGAGCGGAATAAGTCCAACTGACGGTGCAAACCTCCGGAAACTCGCAATACAGTTATCAATGACATTACGGACCGGGATAGATTTCTTTCTATCTCTGTCCGTTTTTGAATTGCGGGAAATAGCCGAGGAGGTGGCAGACATTGGCAAGCAGCAGCAAAGAGCAGGAACTCGCCATTAAAATCGCAGGCAAGGTCGAAAACTCTTTCAAGCAAAGTCTCGGAGTAACCGAGGACGGATTAAACAAAATAGCGAGCGTTGCTAAGAAAGCCGCAGCAGTGGCGGCCGCAGCATTCGCAGCCGTTAAGGTCGGAGACTTCATATCCGGTGCGGTTGATGAGTATGCGGAATTTGAACAGGCAATGGCAAACACCTCTGCTATCGCAGGGGCATCTGCGGACGATTATGCGAAACTGTCTGCTGCGGCCAGAGAAGCAGGTAAAGCGACAACCTTCACGGCTTCGGAGGCGGCCGATGCCTTGGGATATATGGCACTGGCGGGATGGAATGTGGAAGAAAGTACCGCAGCCTTAACACCAGTGCTTAAACTCGCAGAAGCAACGCAGGCAGACCTTGCTACCACCAGTGACCAGGTAACAGACTCCATGAGTGCCATGGGAGTTGGAATAGATGACTTACAGGGATACCTCGATGTTATCGTAACGACCAACAACAAGGCGAATACCACGGCGGCAGACCTTATGGATGCATTCATCGGATGCGGTGGTGCAGCCAGAGCCGCAGGTATGAACTACAAGGAAACCTCCACAGCACTCGGAATCTTGGCGAACAACGGTATCAAGGGCAGTGAAGCAGGTACAGCGTTGAACTCAATGCTTGTACGAATCAGCACCAAGGATGTAGCGCAAAAGGCATTCAAGGATTTAGGTGTCGCAGTTTACGACAGTTCCGGGGAAATGAGGAACATGAGGGATATCCTCGTGGACTTAAACGGTGCAATGGCAGGAATGACGCAGGAGCAGAAAAACTCCTATATGTCAGCAATTGCCGGAACGAACTACTACTCACAGTTTGGTTACTTACTGGACGGAGTAAAAGAGGGAGTAAACGGCTCTGCATCAGCATGGGATGAACTCGCCGGAGCAATCGACAATTCGACTGGCGCACTGGATGCAATGGATGCAACAGCGACCGGAACATTACAAGGCGCACTGGCACGATTCCAGTCGGCAATCAGCGACCTAAAGATAAGCATGGTAGAGGACTTCGGACCGTATGCGATGCAGATCATAGATGCGGTGGCATTGAAAATCCCGGATATTACGGCAGGGTTCAGCGAACTGATTCAGAAACTACCAATCCAAGAATTCATGAACGGAGTCGGTCAGATGGCAGGCGGTGTTCTGGATTTTGTCGGAAAGATAGTGGACGGTCAGAGTTTATCCGAAGCATTCTCGTCAACACTGGCGGAAGATTTCGGTGTGGAACTGCCCGGAAGCGTACAGACATTCCTTGGAGTGATCCAGAACCTGTGGGATGATTTCCAGTCATTCATTGGATGGATAGGAAGCACCGCCGAAGCAACACTGGGCGGATTAAAAGATACAATTGCAGAGCATGAGCCACAGCTACAGGCAATCATGGATTTGTTATCAGATGTGCAACAGAAATTCTCGGAAGCCTTCGGGGGCGCAAGTGATGATGCAAGCAGTCTGGTAAGCGGAGGACTTCCGGCACTGGTCGGGGCACTCTTGGATGTACTGGGAGCAGCGGCAAATGTACTCGACAAATTTGTGGAATGGAAAGGTTTTATACCTACCGTAACCACACTGGCGACAGCCATCGCAGGATTTAAACTTGCGAAAACAGCGATAGAGATCGCAAAGGTTACCAAGGCAATGACACTGCTTCGGGTAGCCAAGATAAAGGATAAAGCGGAAACATTGTATCTGAACGCACTATATGCCAAGGACGCAATCGTGAAAGCAGCATCCACAGCAGCAACATGGGCACAAACAGCAGCCACAACCGCATGGAACGTGGTCTGCACGGCGGCAACAGCGGTAACGACCGCACTGGGTGCAGCGTTTACATTCTTAACCAGTCCGATTGGCTTAGTAATTCTGGCAATCGGAGCAGTAATCGCTATCGGTGTATTACTGTATAAAAACTGGGATACGGTAAAGGAAAAGGCAGGGCAACTCGGAGAGTGGATCTCCGCAAAGTTCTCCGCATTGAAAGATGCGGTCTGCAATGCGGTGGACGGTTTCAAAGATAAATTCCCGGTAGCCTTCGAATTTATCAAGGGTGTATTTGATGGATGGTGGACAACCGTCAAGGGAGTAATTGACGGAGTGAAACAGGTATTCCAGGGAATCATTGACTTCGTAGCCGGGGTATTTACCGGAGACTGGAGCAGGGCACTGGATGGACTGAAAAACATCTTCCTCGGAGCATTTAATGCGCTGAAATCGTTGGCACTCGCTCCTTTGAACGCACTGAAGGGTGTAGTAACCGGAGCATTTAATGCCATAGACACAGCCACAGGCGGAAAGCTGACGGCAATTAAAGAAAAAGCGTCCGAATGTTGGAACAATGTGAAGCAGACGGCAGGTACAGTATTACAGGCAGCTAAGGACACTGTAAGCGAAAAGCTGAACAACATGAAAACCGCATACGAGCAACACGGTGGCGGAATCAAGGGTGTAGCAGCCGCAGCGGTCGAGGGTGTCAAAGGATATTACACAGCCGGATACACATTCATAGACAATCTGACAGGCGGAAAGTTATCAGCCATCAAGGATAAGTTCACATCCAAGATGGGCGAGGTAAAGGCGAGTGTTTCGGAAGCATTCAACAATGTCAAAGACACAGCCGGAAACCTCATGGAAACAGCCAGAGCAAATGTAGGGGCAAAACTCGATGCCATGAAATCTGCGTATGACAGCGCAGGTGGAGGCATTAAGGGAGTGGTCGCAGGAGCAATGGCAGGAGTACAAAGCACCTTCTCCAGTGTAATGAGCACCGTGGATACATTGACGGGAGGAAAATTATCCTCCATTACAAGTGCATTTACAAACAAACTGAACGCAGCCAAAACAGCCGTCACGAATGTCCTTGGGAATATCAAGCAGGCATTCAGCGACAAACTGGAAGCAGCGAAAAGCGTGGTAACTGGAGCACTGGACAAAATCAAGGGAGCATTTAACTTCAAGTGGTCACTGCCGCACCTCAACCTCCCACACATCAGTGTAAGTGGAGGACAAGCACCATACGGTATCGCAGGAAAAGGCTCACTGCCTAAGTTTTCAATCGAATGGTACAAAAATGGTGGTATTATGACGCAGCCTACCGCATTCGGAATCAATCCGGAAAGCGGAAACTTAATGGCAGGCGGAGAAGCAGGACCAGAAGCAATCGTGCCTCTTTCCCAGTTATGGGAGAAAATGACGACCATCCTAAAAGGCATTCTCGCAGAGAGCCAGAACGGTGGCGCAGGCAACGCACTGTCGGCACTGGTGGATAAGGTCGGGGCAGCAATGCAGGGAAGCACGCAGACACCAATATCCGGTCTGCTCGACAGACTGAGTGGCGGTGGAAACGAACCGCAACCTGCGACAGCAAACGGAGCACCAATAAACTATGCACCAGTATATAACTTCAACGGCGCAGCACCTACGAAGGATGATCTGGTGGAAGCAGAGCGTATGTCACAGGCAGAATTCAATGAAATGATGGAGCAGTGGCAGCGTGACAACGACAGAAAGAGGTTCTAAGGAGGCGAGAGAATGGCAGGCACATACGAAACGGTGCAGGGCGACACATGGGATAAGATAGCGTACCAGGTCTACGGAGATGAGAAGTACGCAGGATACCTCATGGAGAACAACCGCCTGTTACTGGAATACCTGGTATTCCCGGGCGGGGTCACTCTCACCACACCGGAACTGGCAGATGAGGTAGACGAAGATCTGCCAATATGGAGGGATTAAGCATGGACCCAAGGAAAGCAACCGCCTCCGTTTCATATAACGGAAAGCGGATCGATACCAAACTCGCAGAGTACCTCCAGTCATTCAGTTACACAGATGTTGCATCGGGAGAGAGCGACAGCCTCTCCCTCAACATCAATGACAGAGACAGGAAGTGGATCAAGTCATGGTTTCCGAGCAAGGGAGACACTATGGCGGCCACGATTATTATGAAAAACTGGAGCAAAGAGGGAGATACGCAGAAATTAAGTTGCGGGTCCTTTGTGATTGATGATTTCAGTTTTTCTGGAACACCAGTCAAGCTGAAACTGGAAGCGTTGGCACTTCCGGCAGACAGCAGCTTCAAGGAAACACAGAGAACAAAAACATATGAGAAAACAACCTTGGAGAATATCGGACAGGAAGTCGCAAAGCGGGCGGGCATCAAACTGTACTATGAAGCACCAAGGATACCAATAGAAAAGGTGGAGCAGAGCGAGAAGGATGACTGCTCATTCTATAACGAGTTGGTAAAACTCTACGGCTTCGCCATGAAGATATATAAAAACAAAATCGTGGTGTTTAACGAAGCCACCTATGAGAAAAAGAAATCAGTGGCAACGCTGACGGAACAGAACATAGAACCGAACTGGTCATGGAACACAAAATTGTGCAGAACCTACACTGGGGCGAAATATGAGTACACCAACAATGATAAGAACCAGACGATAAAGGTCGAGGTCGGTGGCGGAAACAGGATACTGAAGGTCACGGATGCAGCGAGCAACGCATCGGAAGCAGAGCGCATTACACTGGCAAAAATCAATGAAGCCAACAAGGGCGACACAACCATGTCGGTAACAATGACTAGAGCCAACAGGAAGATCATAGCGACCTCCTGCGTGACCATAAAAGGCTTCGGAAAATTGGACGGCAAGTACTATGTGGAAAAGGTCACATGGGATATCGGAAGCGGATGTAAGCAGAAACTCGACCTTCGGAGAGTGGCGGATCGCTTCACGGATGCCAAATCATCGACTAAGTCTGTGGCAAAGAAGTCAAAGACGGAGACAAAGTCCTCCACAGCGACTACCACGGCAACGAAGTCCACAGGAACGCAGACACCAGTAAAGGGCGGAAAGTACACACTGACCACTACGAAAAAGGGTTACTACACCGCAGCCGAAGCACTGGCAGGCAAGGTAACCGGAGGACACCCGACAGGTACAAGACGACCTGGAACATATACGATATTCAACATTTCACAGGGTATGCTGAATCTAACGACCAAGGCAGGAGTGCCGGGGTCATGGATAAACCCAAACTAAGGAGGTGGAGAGCATGGCAGCAGCGACAATCAGACTAGGGAAGATATCCTCAATCAATTACACAGCGGGGAAAGCCAGAGTGGTGTATGAGGACAGAGACGACTCCGTGACAAGCGAGCTTCCATTCCTCGCCCTGCAGTACAACATACCAAAGGTAGACGACCTCGTGGTCGTGGCTTGTTTTTCCAACGGCACGGTGTCCGGGGTCATACTCGGACCGGTGTATAATTCAGCGAACACACCACATGAGGGTGGCGCAGGCATCTTCCGGCAGGAGATGAGCAACAATGTGAATGAAGCAGTCATGTCCTATTCAGAAAAGAAGCAGACAATAATCCTGCGTGCCCCGAAGATAGAATTCGAAGGGTACGGATACGAGGACAAGCCGTATGTGACACTGGAACAGATAAACGATGCGTTCTCGGACATTGATGATAACAAGACCGGGATATCCAACCTGCAGGATGACACAGCCAAGACAAAAGGAAAGCCGTCCCTGCAGGCACAGTTGGACGCATTGGAAAAAAGAGTAAAGGCACTGGGAGGTTGATGGGATGGGAAGAATAGGAAACTTTGGAAAACTGATCGTCTTTGAAACGAGCGACAGCAGAATCCTCAACTTCACAGACTACCAGAGAACCATATCGGCAAACTGGGCGAAGCATGAGCGCATCGGGAAAAAGCCGCAGTCAGAATTCCTCAACCCGGAACTGATGACCGTACAATTCAAGGTCGTACTGAACGCACAGCACGGAGTGAAGCCGTGGAAAACATTCCACGAAATCACAAAAGCAGTGCAGCAGGGAAGGGTGGAGAAACTGGTCATCGGAAACCATGCCGTAGGCTCGCATAAGTGGAAGATCATGCAGGCAACCCAGTCAAACCTTGTTGTTATGGGTACTGGGGAAATCCAGAAGATGGATGTCAATCTTTCATTGGAAGAATATCTGTAGGGAGGGCAGCGGAATGACAATAGATTTAAAACACATAACCGTAGCCTTTGACTACACAAGCGGAGATATCGCAGATATTAAAAGGTGTCTGGAATGCTTATACCAGACGGCAGAGGGAACGTGTCCGCTCGACCGGGAATTCGGTCTGAATACGGACTTTGTAGGAATGCCGATGGATGTGGCAAAGAGCCAGTTCGCAGTGGAGATCATCGACAAGACGGACCGGTACGAGCCAAGGGCAACAGTAAAAGATATCAACTTCTCATTCAATGAGGATGGGCAGTTGCAGGCGGAGGTGGTAATAACAAATGTCTGATACAATCCAAAGCGTAAAAGACCTCCCAGAGGTGTCGTTCATTGACAATGACACACTGGAAGCAATGAAAACAAGAATGGTGGCAAACTTTGAGAGCGAATGGAAGCGCATCACAGGACAGGAGATAACACTCTCTCCTTCAGATCCGAACCGCATCATGCTATATGCTATCGCACTGGAATTATACCAGGACGAACAGTACATAGACAGAGCCGGAAAGCAGGACTTAATCAAATACTCCTACGGCGAATTCCTCGACAACCTCGGAGCAGGCAGGGGAGTAACCAGAAAGCAGCCGGCTCCTGCGGAAACAACACTGAGGTTCACTCTTTCAGAGAAGCGACCTGCAGCCGTAGGCATACCGGAAGGAACAAAGGTCACGGACGGCAACCTCAACTACTTCGCCACGGTAGGATACGAGGAAATCCCTGCAGGGGAAACCTATGTAGATGTGAGGGCACTCTGCACCGAGAACGGAGTGGACGGAAACGAACTGCTGCCGGGGCAGGTCAATGTACTGGTTGATCTGATACCGTATGTGGAGAGCGTAAGCAACACGACCAAGACAAGCGGTGGAGCAGACCTCGAATCAGACGAGAGCCTTGCAGAGAGGATATTCCTCGCACCAAGCGGATACAGTGTCGCAGGACCGGACGATGCATATAAATACTGGACAAAGACCTATAGCCAGACCATCGGAGATGTAAAGGTAACCAGTCCGAACCCGGTAGAGGTAGAAATCCGTTTCATTATGACGGACGGAGAACTCCCGACCAAGACTGTCATAGACGGAGTGGCAGCATACCTGCAGGATGAAAACATCCGCCCACTTACCGACAAGGTAACCGTGCTCGCACCGGAGACGGTCAAATTCAACATTGCATTCACATACTATGTAAATTTGAGTGACCAGTCCAAGGCAGGAACGATACAGGCGGAGGTGGCACAGGCGGTGGCTGACTACATCGAATGGCAGACCAGAACCATCGGCAGAGATATCAACCCTTCAGAACTCATGAAACGGATCGTGGCAGCCGGAGCAAAGAGGGCGGAGATAACCTCCCCGGTATTTACGACCGTGCCGGATACCAGTGTCGCAAGGGCAGGAACGCAGACCGTGACATACGGAGGTGTTGAGAATGATTAGTTTATATGACGGACAGATCACAGACCTCCTACCATGGAAGATAGCACAGAGCACTGAGGTGCGCTGCATATCCTACGCAGTGCAGCAGGAACACCAGAGGATGCTCCGACTGGCAGCGCATACCAGAACTATGGCAGTCATTGATGAACTGCCGGAGCGGATACTGGATGTGCTGGCGGTGGAATTAAGGACACCATACTACCAGGAGAGCATGAATCTGGAAACCAAACGCAACATTATAAAGAGGACGCTCCTGTGGCATACCAAGGCAGGAACTCCGAGTGCGGTATCAGAACTGATAGAGATTGTATTCGGGGAAGGCAGGACAGAGGAATGGTTCGATTACACCGAGGGTCCATACACCCCCGGAACATTCGACATCATAACCAATGCCAGAATGACAGAGGAAATGGCAAATTACTTCCTCTCCATCATTCAGAGAGTAAAGAACACCCGCTCCCATATCCGCAGGATACTGGTGGAGCGAGAAATGGAGATGCATGAGACAGTGGCATCCGTGGTGGTCAGCAGTCCGAAAGAACAGGTGCTGAACCACCACCAGACCACAAACGATTACACCATGCAGGAGACGGCCGCATCAGCCGTAACCTCCGCACCGTCCAGAACGGTAACAAACCACCCGGAAGGACGCACTGGAGATATTGGCATGGAAGGGAACGCTGCCGCAGGTGCAGTAAGTTCCCCGCATGAGACTATCGGGAATAATGTCAACCCACGCACAGGCACGCTGTTGGGCGGTGTGAGCGGTTTTGCAGCGATAGTGGTAAGAAACACCAAGACCACAATTCTAAACGGAGCACAGCGAACACAGGCAAGCGTACACGGCACTGTGCCGAGGGTGGCAGTGGGAATGGCATCACATTCCAAAATAACAACATAAAGGAGGAACAACGATGGCAGGAGTATTCAAAGAAGCAGTGCTGACAGCCAAAGGAATCGCCCTGCTCGCCAAGGCACAGGCAGGAAGATGCGCAATCAAACTGACCAAGGCCGCAACCGGAGACGGATCATATTCAGATGGCGAAGCACTCACAAACAGAACTGCTCTCAAATCCAAGAAGCAGGAGTTCGCACTGATCACAGTGACGACCCAGAACCAGTCCAATGTATATGTGAAATTTATCATCACAAATAAGCAGGACACCGGAAACCTTAAGAATGGCTACTACGTGAAAGAGGTCGGCATTTATGCACAGGACCCGGACGAGGGGGAAATCCTCTACGCACTGGCAGTCGGAGTCGCAAACCAGTGGGATTATATGCCCGCTTACAACGACCTCCTCCCGTCCACGATTACCATGGACTTCTTGACCGAGGTCGCCAACGCAACAGATGTAACTATCGTAACACCAAACAGTATGTACCTTTACGACCAGACCACTGGGGATAAGTATGTGCTTGGTGTGGATAAAGGACTTTTATACTACGAGGAGGTAGAGGAATAATGGGAAAGACATACATCGCAGACAAGGAAACCCTCGACAAGTGCTATGCGATTTTATCCGCAGACGGAATCTATGGCTTTATTGAGCACATGGATATTTTAAGTCCGACAGCACGAATCGAATACATCGGACAGAACAAAGACTTCACTCCGATTTCACTCAATAAGGATACCGGAACAATGACACTCAACAGTTGGGCAGACTTCCCGATCATCGTGGCAAATAAGCCGTGGATGGTAAGGGCAGATGGAACACCGGACTACAGACTGGATGAGAACGACTACACCAAGAAAGAGGACGGTACTGCTTCGGATGTTTCCAATACAAGCTACAACGGCGGAGCGTTCTCATGGCTTGCCAAGATTTACAAGCAGGAGTATATGCTCGGCAATGACCGTGTCGTTAAATTCTCCATGAGGGAAAGAGACGGATTCGAGCCTGTAGGATTTAAAGATCCGAGCAACAATGTACTGGAGGGTGTATGGATTCCGATGTTTTACGGTTCAATCCTCGGAGCAGATACCTCCACACCAAAGATGGTGTCTCTGGCAGGATTGCAGCCTTGCTACAATAACACCACGGACAAAGAGCATACCGCAATCGCAAACTTCTCAAGCCGTGCAGCATTCCTCGGTGGCGGAATTGTTCAGACAATCACTGACCTTCTGATCATGTTCGCAAAGAGCACGAACTCACAGGAAGCATACGGCTATGGAAATTCAAGCGGATACGATGCGAGCCTTGCGCCGACCAACGGAGTAAAGCAGAACGCAGTCGTAGGCGGTGGACAGTTCTACGGAACAAAGGATGCGAAGTCACTCAACAAGATCTTCCACTCCATCGTCCTTGGAACATATCAACAGTGGATGCGTGACCCATACACACTCCTTGTGAATGGCAGATACAAGGTCAGCAAGAACTACACCTACGATGTGACCGGAGCGAAGTACCAGGATACAGGCATCAGCCTTCCGAAGGTGCTTAACGATGACGGAAGTACCCAGAAAACAGGTATTTTCTATCCGCACAAGTACCAGACCGTTCCAGGCTTCGGAGTAGTTCCGGTTCATCCATGCAAGGGAAGTACATCAACAGGTGGATGTGACGGATTGTGGCAGAATGTCGAGATTGTGGCGGTCGCCCTTCGGTTCGGTGGTTGCAACAGCGGTACGGCTGCTGGTTTGCGCTCCTTGACTGTGAACAACACTGCCGGGGTTGCCGCCTGGTACCTCGGGGCCGCCGTCCTTCTTTTACCACCTGTCGGGGTCGCAGCGTAAGCAAGACACCGTGATAGGGGGTCTGGGGGTCTGCGTCAGCAGAATTCCCCCAGTGGAACAAAATCGGATTTTAATAGCGTAAGGAAGAATAACAGGGGCGCAGGACTGCGTCACCTCGGGCGGTCGCCCTTCGGTTCGGTAATTGCAACAACGGTACGAATGATGGTTTGCGCTACTTGAATGTGAACAACACTGCCGGGAATGCCAACTGGAACATCGGGGCCGCCTTATTCTATCTTAAACGGAATAACAACCCAAAGCAGTCCTGCTTCCTACACCGCTGACCTTTGAAACAAGGTTTACTCACCATTACTGGGAAGATGAGTGGAAATGAGTCCGACACAGGACGCACGGTAAAGCGGTCGCACCTGCCGTGCGTAGGAGATAGAAGAAAAAATATCTTATAGGAGTACTCAGCAGAATGCGAAAAAACACACACAGAAATCCATCTGCGTAATGAACCGGAACACGGTCACAAAGAGTACAAATATCTGTATCAACAAATGCTGAAGGATGATGTCATTCGGAAAGCATATAAGAAATTACGCAAAGGAAAAACCAAGAGAAAAGAGATCCAGTACATAGACGCACACCTCGATGATGAGGTGCAGAAAATGTACGACATGATCCTAAACACAAAGCCGGAGGGAGTGGACGTCCCACACCCGGAACTGGCATACAAACCAAAGAAAAGAACCCCGAAGATCATCTTCGAACATGGGAAAAGACGAAAAATTTATATGCCAGAAATCCATGAACAATGGCTGCACCACATCATCGTTCTGGTACTAGAGCCAATCATCACAGCCACAGCCTATCCATACTCCTGCGGTTCGTTCCCAAAGCGTGGAGCACACTACGGAAAGAGACAGATAGAGCGGTGGCTTTTGCATGACCCGAAGGGAACACGGTGCTTCGCAAAGATGGATATCCGGCACTTTTATGATAGTATCCGGCTGAAAATTCTGATGAGGGAACTGGCAATCCGAATCAAGGATGACTGGTTTTTATACATCATCGGATTATGCCTACAGGGATTTAATAAAGGAATCCCTCTCGGATTTTACATCAGCCAGTGGTTGGCAAATTACCTCTTAGAACCACTCGACCGACTGATCACAGAGGTGCTCGGTCTGCCAAAGCTGCAAAGGTACATGGACGATATCGTCATATTCGCAAGCAGCAAGAAAGTCCTCCAGAGAGCCATCGTGGAGATAAGGAAGATACTCGGTCAGCGTTTCAGATTAAAGCTGAAGCACAACTACCAAGTCTGCAAACTTTACTACGAGAAGGGCAAGCGGAAGATAGGTAGGGCACTGGACTTCATGGGTTTTATATTTTACAGAAACAAGACGCTGATCAGAAAGAACATCATGCTATCCGCAACACGGTTGGCAAAGAAGATGGAGAGGTCAAAGGAAGCAAACCGTGGATACTTTCACAGACACATCGAAGCCATGCTGTCGTACATGGGATGGTTTACCTGCACGGACACATACGACTGTTACCAGAGCAGGATAAAACCTTATATCCATGTGGGCCGGCTTAAGAAAATAATATCAAAAATCAAAAGGAGGCAGAACCATGAAGGAATGGACCAAGGAAAGATGCTCCGAGGAGCCGCAGGAGCTGCAGCTTGTGGCTGACGGCATCTACATCCAGAGAAAGAACATCGAGAAAGTGCAGCACGAAGCAACCGAGGGCATGGAAGCCTACACCGACTGGGAGTGCGATAGCAGGGAAATCACTGTATCGGAATACCAGATGTTGGAATCCATCAAGCAGATCAACACCGACAAGGCGATTGATGATTACACCGCACAGCTTATCGAGGAGGGATTGTTATAATGAGAACATTAATCGACAGTCTGAAAAGACTTTATACCGCAGGCAGGCTGACAAAGGAGCAGATCGCAGCCAGAGTGGAGAAGGGAACTATTGATGAAGCAGAGTACGAGGAAATCACAGGCGAGAAGTACAAGGCAGAAACCAAGGCAAAATAACTTCCAATGTATCCACGCACATGGGAGCAGGTACTGCCATAAGCACATGAAAGAATGTGACCTCGACTGCAAGGAAAGCGGCACCTGTGCCCACTGCACAAATTACCACATACCGATGACGCAGTACCCATGCAAGCGGTGTGAGAAATTAAATCAGAATTAAAGACCGTCCGGACAGGGCGGCCTTTTTAGAGAGGAGGTGCAGCGCATGGATGTGACAGCAATCATCGTGGCAGCGAGTATCCCATCGGCACTGACTGGCTTCTTTTTCTGGCTCATCGAGCAGAGTATACAGAAGCGTGCCGACAAGGAAAAAGCAGAGCGGGAAGAACGGCAGAAGGAAGTAGATGCCAGAGAGCAGATCCGAGAGAAGAATGAACTCTGCATCATCAACTGCGTCAATGCTTCCCTGGCACTCGGAGAAGCGACAGCCAGAGCGGTGCAGAGAATCCCGGACGCACACTGCAATGGGGATATGCACGCAGCACTCGACTACGCTCAGAAAGTCAAGCATGAGCAGAAGGACTTTTTGAACGAACAGGCACTTAAACAAATTGTATAACAGGAGGACAAAGCAATGAAGAAAATCGACTGGGTAAGAAAACTCACAAGCAGAAAACTGTGGACGGCAGTGGCATCATTTGTCTCAATGATGATCCTCGCCACAGGCGGAACAGATAACACGGCAACGCAGGTAACTGCACTGATTATGGCAGGAGCGTCCGTGGTGGCTTACATCATCGGGGAAGGCTTGACCGACTCCGCTAACATCGGTGCTTCGGATGATACCGAGGAACAGTAACAGGAAACATACGCAGCAGGGCGGCCAGTAGGCTGCCCTATTTTATTACAGAAAGTGAGGAAACAGATATGGCAATCAAAGGTATGGACATTTCATATTGGCAGGGCAATGTAGACTTTGCCAGAGTAGCAGCAGACGGCATCAAGTTCGCAATCCTCCGTGAAGGATACGCACAGACGGTAGACGCAAAGTTCCGCCAGTATGTGGACGGCTGTAGAAAGAATGGCATCGAGATCAAGGGAGTATATCATTTCAGTTATGCACTCAACGCAGAACAGGCAGCGCAGGAGGCGGCATTCTGCATCAAGCAGATGGAACAGGCAGGTCTCGGAAAAGATGTGATCGTATTCTACGATTTTGAGTACGACACCGTAAAGAAAGCCAAGGCAAAGGGAGTGACCCTCGGAAAGAATGAGTGCATCGCATTCACAAAGGCATTCTGTGAGTACGTGGAAAGCCACGGATACAAGGCAGGTGTTTATTCCAACATCGACTACCACAGAAATATGTATTCGGACGAAGTGCTTTCCAAGTATGTGTACTGGCTCGCAGATTACACAGGATCTCCGGACTATGACTGCGCATTCCACCAGTACACCAGTTCCGGAACAGTAAGCGGCATCGATGGCAAGGTAGATATGAACTACTACTACGGAGAGGAAACCAAAGAGAACCAGGGCGAGAAGAAATCCGTCACTGAGGTGGCAAAGGAAGTGCTCGCAGGAGACTGGGGAAACGGAGATGACCGCAAGAATAGACTGGCTGCTGCCGGATATGACTACGCAACGGTGCAGGCAGAAGTGAACCGCCTTGCAGGAGCAACCTCCGCACCGAAAAAGAGCGTGGCAGAAATCGCCAAGGAAGTCATTGCAGGACAGTGGGGAAATGGCGATGACAGAAAGAACCGCATCAAGGCAGCAGGATATGACTACGATGCAGTCCAGAAAGAGGTCAATGCACAGCTTGGAGTAAAACCGCAGAAAAGCGTTACTGAGGTAGCCAAGGAAGTGATCGCAGGTAAGTGGGGCAACGGCGAAACCAGAAAGCAGAAGCTGAAGGCAGCCGGATACGACTACGCAGCCGTGCAGAAGAAGGTCAATGAACTTCTGTAATTGGCGATTGACTTATAAAAAGAGTGGAGGTATGATGTGCCGCAGAGGGGGTTCTAAAGGGGGTAAGCACCCGGACGATGTGACCGACATAAATGTCGGGAACACCGCAACGCAGAACCCAGAGCGTGGCGCACCGTGACAGCCAGAATAAGACGAAAAGCAACCCAGTGGAACAAACACCCACTGGGTCTTTTTTATTGCCTAAATGGGGCAGATTTGGAAGCCAAAGAAAAAGCAGGGGCAATGATTACCCCTGCGGAAAGATAAAGATTTTATAGACCTGCTCCGGGGTAAGAGAATATCTCCGGGCAATGAGACGGATATACTTCAGAGCAAACTCGCCACGACCATTCCAGATGGTGGAGAAGTTCGGAACGGACATACCAATGGCCGCAGCCAAGTCCTTGTTTTTATCTCCGTGAGCACGCATGATCGGCTCAAGCAATTCTTTATTCATGAGACAACACCTCCCTGCAGGAGAACCTGCTGACATTGTCAGAGCAGGAATCCGAAATTACAAGGCGAACCAGAACATCGCCAAACTTGTCAGTAACATCGAGCACACGAACACCAGTCCCTATGCCGACCTTGCCGGAATCAGAGAACCGACATCTATCATCAACCGCCCACTCATCCACGGTAACACCGAGGTCAGTGCGGCACTTATCAATATAAATCATTTTACCAGATCCTTTCAGATTTTATCACCGGAGTTTTACCGCCGGAAATTTATCGCCGTTTTTCAAAAAGGAACAATAAGCCATGTCGCCCATCGGTCTCGCCCGACTGGAGAGAGCGTCCAGTGTTACGGTACACCAGATAAGACCTCGTGCTCGGCTACACATCACCTAACCCTTTCTCTGCAACGCAGGAAACAAAATCAACGAGTTGCGATAGGCAATCGGTAAAAACCAATAACTCCTCCTACCTTTAAGGCTTTCACATTAAAAACCAGGCAAACTTGTCAGACATCACTCAGACATGGCATTGTCCTTTGCTCCCCTCACGCTTCCGCCTTCTGGACTTGGGACCAGACATCGGTGGGTTAGAGCCGGAGCAGATGCACTGCCCCGGACGGATCGGCTACATTCTGGAAAGCAGGAGAAGCAGACCAGAAACCACGATAAGCAACTCCGCTATCCGAAAAGCCAGAACCGAAACTGAAACACATAACCGTTTCATTGACAAGACCTCCAATCGTGTGGTATATTTTGAGAAGCAAGGGAGAGAGGTGGACCCCTCCCCCAAGCCATCATCATAAGATGATGAATCGGATAACCGCTACGAGCGTTCCGATTTCCAATGCAAGCTGAGTAAGGGCTCGAACAACTTTACTCAGCTTATTTATTTTAGAAACCAAATCATCCAAATTCAT